ACGGTGAGACAAATGACAAGGGATTTTTGATTTGGGAAATTGAAGATAAAAACGAATTTCGCGTGAGTCACCATGTTTTGCTTAATCCAAAACCATTCGTAACAATAGAACTCACGCCAAAGGGCCGAATGCCAAAGGGAACCAAGGTTCCCGCTACGGCTCGCTTACGCCTCGTGAGCAACAATAATCTCCCCCTTGACGTTATGCGCAAGGCTGTGGAGATCGCGAAGCACCGCTTCAAGCCCGAGAGCATCACATTTTTAAACCGCGCTGCTGGGGAGCGAGGAAGGGTGGAGATTGGCACCGGTTTTAAGGTAGAAAATCTGCGAGACAAGGGCGTACAAGAGAATTTAATCCGTGAGTATCTCGTTGACTATCAGCCGACCGAGGAAATGCTCGAGCGCGTATTTGAACTCAATCGGAAGTATAACTCACAGATTGAAGAGACCGAGGAGGTCGCCCGCAACGTGAATTGGAACCTCAACAAATTTGAGTGGGACAATCTATTTAATTACGGCGAAGGCAATAGTGTTGACTTTGCCAATCTCAACGGCATTGTTGGCATCTTTGGAAAGAACTTTTCAGGAAAGTCTAGTATTATTGATGGTTTCCTTTATACAATGTTCAACACTACATCGAAGAACGAGCGTAAGAATTACAACATTATCAACCAGAACCAGCCGGCCTGCGTCGGGCGCCTGGAGCTGCAAGTGGGCGACAAGACTTATACTATTGAGCGTAAGTCAGAGAAATATATAAAGAAACTCAAGGGAGAAGCAACCAACGAAGCGAGAACGTTTTTGGAATTTAGTGGGCTCGATCCGGAGATCGGTGAAGAGACCAGCCTTAATGGCACAACTCGTAACGAGACGGATGCTCATATTCGCAAGCGTTTTGGCACAGCAGAAGACTTTTTACTGACCTCTATGTCTAGCCAGCTAGATAGTTTGTCGTTCATCAAAGAGGGTTCCACTCGTCGTAAAGAAATCCTGGCTAAGTTCTTGGATTTAGATATTTTTGAGAAAAAATTTAAGTTGGCCCATGAGGATAGCGCAGGCCTTAAAGCTATCATTCGACGCATCGGAGATGTTGATTATAACAACGACATCCTAGTTGCAGAGTTCCAACACCAAGAAGCGCAAAAAGCACTCACTCACGAGGTTGACAGCTGCGAACACTTGAGGGCTAGCCTAGGCGCCGGCTTGGTGAGGCAGGACAATCTGACAGCACAGATCAATTCCATCCCAGCAGAGCGTCTTGATATCAAGAATTTGTTGGAAACACGATCTGCTCTGGAGAAGAAGATTGAAGACACCGATATCAATATTGTAGAGCTAAAAGAAGAAAACGAGAGTTATAATGAGAGATTAAAAGAGTATGATGATTTTTTGACAACCATTGATATCGAGGATCTTTTATCTCAAAAACAAGAATTTGATGAGTTCAAGCAGAAGTACGACGATACTCTCAATAAGGCGCGTTTGCTGGATAACGATTACAAGTCTATGAGTAAAAAATTAGAGTTGTTGGACGAAGTGCCGTGCGGAAACAAGTATCCTACGTGCCAGTTTATTCGAGATGCACACTTGGCTGCCGTAGAGCTTCCCTCTCTAGAAATGGAGATTATAGACAAGATTGAACAAGCAAAGGAGTACAAAAGTAAGAATATATCAGTAGACTCCTTTCAGATGATCGAGCTTATCGAGCGCTACAATGGCACTATTATTAAAAAAAATAATATTGAAATTGAAAAGCGAGATAATAAAGTTTCTATTGAAAAATTATATGCCAAGATTAAGAGTCATCGCGATGCTTTGCATGCCACGACGGAAAAGATTGATTTATATGAAGAGAAAAAGGACTTAATTAAGAACATCGAAAATCTTATTAACTCTCGCGACGAGGTCGAAAAAGAGATAAAAGATACCAGGGAAGAGATCGTCGAAGTTGAAGAGTCAATAAATCTCCATCACAGACAGCTTGGCTCCATGGAACAAAAAGTTGAGGACGTAAAACAGAAGCGAGAGGACTTACATGAGATACGAGAGGAGTATGCGGCTTATGACTTGTTCATGCGATGTACCCATTCTAATGGGATTGCTTATGATATTATTAAGAAGCGCCTCCCGGTTATCAACGCGGAGGTAGCAAGGGTGCTATCCAATATTGTGGACTTTGATGTCTTCTTCCAGGAGGATGGCCGCAAGTTGGACATTCTAATAAAGCATCCCAAGCACGACCCACGGCCCATTGAGATGGGCTCTGGCGCCGAGAAGACTGTCGCCGCCATGGCGATTCGTCTGGCGCTCCTGTCTGTATCTTCACTCCCCAAGGGCAATATTTTCATTCTTGACGAACCCGGAACGGCCCTAGACGCAGAGAACATGGAAGGTTTTATTCGAATCCTGCAGCTCATTAAAATGTATTTCAAGACTGTGATTTTGATTTCTCATGTCGATTCCTTGAAAGACATTGTTGACGTTGAAATTACCATCGACAAGAAAGACGGATATGCTAGGGTACAGCACTAAATCTCTAGTGAATAGCCGAACACTTGGTGGAAGTAATCTTGAAGGACATGTTTTTTTAATTCATCGTCTCCTGTGTACCATACCCAAGCGAGCAGGTTTGCTATTATTGCAATTTCTCCCATAGTTTTTCGGATGTCCCCTTCTACCCAATCAATATGATCATCGGCTATTTCCGGCATGCTAATGTCAAGAGAAACAGCGATTGAATAAAGCACATACCAGTTGTTGCTGTTGTAGGCGTCTAGCGCTTTCTTGAAAATCTTTTCTAAACGTATTACTTCTTTTTTAGAAAACCCACTTGCTTCAACTTTGTCTGGGTGGGTAATCCCCGCGATGCGATAAAATAACTTTTTTAGCTCAGCCTCCTTATCCTGGGCCACCCCCGCGCCACTGTTCTCCTCACTGGGCGTTTCTTGTGACGGGTCGTCTAGGCCCACCAGGGCCCCGGCCTCGTCAGTATCAGCTGATATTTGTTTGGCGTCCTCTTCCTCGTTTCTTTTTGCTGCTTCTTGCATAATTTTTTCATGATTTTTTCGGTTTCTTTCGTCGAGTGTTTTTTGTAATTCCGTTTGGGTCTCGGCCGGAAGAGCGGAAAAAGCCTCTCTGATGGCCCCATTGAATAGGGTTTTGGCGTCACACAACAGTTCTTGATGATATTCTAAATCAGCGTGCACAAATTCTGCATTTTTTAGAGTTTTTCTAAATTTGTATTTAAGTTGTTTAGACATCCTTTCCACCCATAGCCTAATTAGAGAAGAGGAGTTGAATATCATGAGACATATACTTGATAAAGGATTGGAGAAATTAGTTTCGCGTAAATTGATGGCATGGACTACTGCCACCTGCTTATTGCTTTTTGCGGATTTAGCCTCCAGCGACTGGGTGATTATTACCACCGTATACATTGGTGGCCAAACCATTATTGATGCTGTTGCAAAGCTTAAAGGCTATAAGCAATGACATGGATAAAATTTAGAACAGCTGCCAAGAAGGCATGGCTTTGGGCCAAAAAGTTTTGGTGGGTTATTCTTCTGGGCTTGTTGTTCCTCTGCGCGGCTCTCGTTGGTGCTCTAACACGAAACGGGGCATTTCTCGCGGGCGTTCTGGATTTAATGGAAGCGAAGAGAGAGGCTCACGAAAAAGAAATGGAGACCCTAGGGGACATCCACGACAGAGAAGTTAGGGAAAAAAACCTGCGCCTAGAGGAGCATCTTAAAAGAAAGGCGGAACTTGAAGAAGAGTTTAAGAAAAGGGGCGAGACCCTGGATAAACAAAAAGAAGCACAGCTTAAAAAACTAATTGATGAGAGTTATAATGATCCTGAAAAGCTTGCTCGGCAATTAGCGGATGCCTTTGGATTAAAATAATGTTGAGAAAAATAGTAGCACTTTATGTGAGCGCCTTTTTGTTGTGCCCTACGGTGGTAATAGCAGCAGACATAGAGCCATCGCCCGATTATGTGGTTCTTCCTGTGGAAGCCGGCGATCTTGTACCTTTTGACGGGGTGCTGTTATCTTTAGATGCTGCAGCAAAGATCATAACTGAAAAGAAGTTTGAAGATGCCGAGTGTGATTTACGTATTGGCTACGAACTCCACATTCAAGAAGAGAGATATCAGCTGCAGCTTGACTATAAAGATATTGAAATCGCCTCTTGGAAAGACAAATACGAATCAATGATGATTCTAAAAGTCGCTGAAAACGATCGTCTAACAGACCTAGTTCTAAAGCAGAAGCCTGGTCAAGGCCCGTTCCTCGTCGCCCTAGGTTTTGGAATCGGAACCCTCACTTCGTTGGGGATTTTTGCACTATCAACGGAGATCGTAACGCAGTGAGCAGTGATGTAATCTATCAGTCCAAGGGGGCATTGATTCAATTTATTGGAACAAACGAGCTTCCGGGTCTCTTGGTCAAGGGCGCAATCGAGGTTGGTTCCGGCGATGAGACTGTAAACGAAGAGACTCTTATTAAATTTAATACATCCCGATCGTGGGAATTTCAAGCAACTGGATCAGCCGGCAGCTCTCAGCATCTCGAACTAAAAAATGTCTACGGTAACTCCAAAAACTTTCGTGTTGTAACCGATGGGTATTGTACCTTCAAAAACCAGGACGGTACCAACACTGCTGCTATTAGGTGCCTGAACGGCTCTGGCGAGTTCAATTGCCAGGGAGACGATGGGGTTGGGATTTTGATAGGAGACCAGCCCGAGTTTAAAATTGAGCAAGAATCGAATGCTTTCCGATTCGAGGTTGGAGGTACCGGCTATGGGAGCCGCCCCATGGCCATCGGACGAAGCGACAATAGCAATGATGTCTACATGCCCGGGCGCTTGGGAGTTGGGTGTGGTGTTGGCGCCTCTTTTGATAATGGCGACGATGAATACCAGCTTATGATTACTTCATCCGGACAAGATCATTACTTAATGTTTCTCCGTAACGCCGGAAGTTCCTATGACCATCGAGGCCTCGAAATATCTTGCGGCCGATCGGCTGATGCTGGCGGTACTGATCAGTATTTTGTATCGTTTACTTCTAATGGGGCCCCCGGGGAAGGTGTATCCGGCCCCGATGGTACTATCACAGGCAATAACGGTACGGTGGCCTATAATACCTTTACCGGTGTTCATATTGGAGAGATTGAAGACTGGAACAAAGAAGATTATAAATATGGATTACTAATGCGTATTAAGAGTGTTACGACGCGGCTTTCTAAATCAGCGCAGCCAGAATATGTGTTTGAGAGATCGACCACCGCACAGGACCCTACTGTGATGGGAGTATATTTTTCTTATGCCCACGCCACCGGAGGAGACCCCGATATTCCCATGGAGGGCCATTTTGATGTGGCGGCGCTAGGGGATGGGCACATTTGGGTGTGCGATGAAAATGGCGATATCGACCCCGGCGATTATATAGTTTCGTCAACAGTCGTGGGCCATGGCCAAAAACAAGCTGATAACATTATGAGAAACTATACCGTAGCCAAGGTTACCGAAGGGGTAACGTGGGCTGAAGTGAGTGGGTCTACGAAACTGCTCGCTTGTACCTACCATTGTGGATAGATTATGACAGAGAAAGATCCCAACTACATTCCCAAACTAGAGAAAGCCATCGCACAGAAGTATGGCGAAGAGGCGACCCACAATCCTCGCCGTTTTTGGAACGAAGAGAAGGAGAAAGATTACATTTCTCAATCTCAAGAAGAGCAAAAGAAATTTGCCAAATTGGCTGAATCCCAAGACAAAGTAGAACAAGACGGATTTTTAATAAACAAAAAACTACTTAATAGAGATCATAATAGGACTTGTCCTGTTTGTGAAAAATATTCTTTTCGTCCTCGCGATGATTTGTATATGAATAAGTTCGACGCGTGCTGGACATGCTATATACAATACGTAGAGGGTCGGGAAGAAAGATGGACAAGCGGGTGGAGACCTAATAAGGAAGAATAACATGGCAACAGTATACGAAATCATTCAAGGAATCAACCAGGCTGCGGCCAATGGAGCTTGGGACGGCGCTCATGAAGAGTCCCTGCAAGCTGACGGAAAGGCCCGCGACGCGGGACTTAAGAGGTCGAACGGCCATTATATTAATGACCGCCGCGTGATGGATGGCTTTGGAGTTAAGTTCCATGGTCCGATTCTTCGCGTAACATATCAAGCAGAAACAAGAATCAAAGAAGTCCAAGACAAAGGTTTTGAAGGCGACATCGAAGGCCAGATTCAGGAAATTGTGAAGTTCCTGAAGAAAGAATACAAAGCCATCACGGGCAACAGCCTCACTCTTACTAAAGAGGGGGACTCTCACATTTATGTGCAGAGAATGTCCAACTACCGTACTGACGTTCAGGCCCACTGTGACTATCGCATTGGGGGTCTAAGCGACGTATTAGAGGTGGCCGGAGGAAGCGACAAAGAACGAGTAGACAAAGCTGTTCGTGATTTCCTCGCTCTCGGTCGACAGTCAGCCAAAAAGCCTTCCAATGTGAAGGTTAAAAATGGCTAATGCATTAAAAAAGGAAGAAATATTAAGAGAAATAGTTAAGGCCGGCAAAGATCCGGTTTACTTTACGACAAATTACTGTCGTATTTCTCATCCCCAAAGGGGGCTTATACCTTTTAAAGCATACGATTATCAGCAAGAATTGCTTAAAGATTTTAATGATTATCGTTTTAACATAATTCTCAAAGCCCGGCAGCTAGGAATTTCTACTATTACAGCAGCTTATATTGCATGGCTGATGCTTTTTCATCGCGACAAAAATATTCTTGTGGTTGCCACAAAGCTCCAGACAGCTACCAATCTTGTAAAAAAGGTTAAGGCAATTATTAAGCATCTCCCGGACTGGATGCGCATTAGTGATATTGAGATTGATAATCGCACCTCCTTTGAATTGAAAAACGGATCCCAGATAAAAGGATCTTCTACCTCGGGCGATGCGGGCCGGTCAGAGGCACTGTCCCTTCTGGTGGTCGATGAGGCCGCCCACGTTGAAAAGCTAGCGGAGTTGTGGACAGCTTTGTATCCCACCCTATCAACTGGTGGTCGATGTATTGCCCTTTCGACCCCGAACGGAGTTGGAAACTGGTTCCACCAGAATTGTGTTGAGGCTGAAGCCGGAACAAATGCATTTCACATGACCACTCTTCTCTGGGACGTTCACCCGGATCGTGGGAAAACGTGGTTTGAAAAAGAAACCAAAAACATGTCCAAACGACAGATCGCGCAGGAGCTTGAGTGCAACTTCAATGTTTCTGGAGAAACCGTTATCCACCCGGACGACATTCAGTGGTATTTAGAGCGTACTACAACGCCGGAGTACCGCACCGGTTTCGATAGAAATTATTGGATTTGGAAGCGCTATGAGGGAGAAAAGCCGTATTTAATAGTTGCCGACGTCGCTCGCGGCGACGGAAAGGATAATAGTGCTTTTCATATTCTTGAACTCGCATCGATGGAGGTTGTGGCAGAATATGTAGGAAAACCCACTCCGGATGACTTTGCAGATATTCTACATACTGTTGCCGGCGAATATGGAAATCCGATGTTGGTTATAGAAAACAATAATATAGGCTATGCAGTACTTAAAAAATTGTTAGATAAAGGGTATCCTAATCTATATCACTCTCGCAAGGGCGATCATCAGTTCGTTGATCCGGTGGCCGCCCAATGGCAGAGCAATGTAATCCCAGGATTTACTACATCTTCGAAAACACGACCCCTTATAGTGGCGAAGATGGAAGAGTTTATGAGAAACAAACTAATTAAGATTAACTCGAATAGGCTACTTTCTGAAATGAAAACATTTATTTGGCATAGCGGCCGCCCCCAGGCCATGAGAAGCTATAATGACGATTTGGTGATGTCCTTTGCCATCGGATGCTGGGTAAGAGATACAGTTATTGTCCAGAGTCAACAAGATATAGAATATAGCAAACAATTTCTCTCTTCCATTTCTACTTCTAAAACCAATATCTCGACGACTATCCCCGGGATGCATGGCCACCAACGCACAAAAGAGAATCAGCAAGCCGCAGAGGCTCAAAAGTTTAACGAACAGTACCTCGCACTAATCAAAGGATAAGAAATGGCCAACAACGAAAACAACCCCAGAAATCCAGCATCTCCTCTGTTTAAGAGGCTAACGCGACTCTTATCTGGGCCTATTGTTAATTATAGAACCCAGACACTACGACAGGATCGTCGCAATAATTTAGATAAATATCGATATCGTTTCCGGTCGATGAGCGGCCAAGAGTTTAAGCGTTCCGACAACAACTATTCAAAAAATTATAATATGATGACCTCGGCTGCGTTCCGTAACCAGAATCGCTCCGAACGTTATATTGATTTTGAACAAATGGAGTACATGCCAGAGATTGCTAGCGCGCTTGATATCTATGCAGACGAGATGACAACTTCCAATGAATACGACAAATTGTTAAGTGTGTCGTGCATGAATCTAGAGATTAAAACTATTCTAGAAACACTTTTTTACGACGCCATAAATATCGAGTTTAATGCCTTTGGGTGGGCACGATCTATGAGTAAATATGGCGACCTGTTTTTATACCTCGATATTGACGAACAACTTGGAGTAACATCTGTAATCGGTCTCCCCAACAATGAAGTGGAAAGGCTTGAAGGCCAGGACCAAACAAATCCTAACTACGTTCAGTACCAATGGAATGGCGCCGGGATGACCTTTGAGAACTGGCAGGTTGCCCACTTCCGCATTTTGGGTAACGATAGGCACTCCCCATATGGAACATCTATATTGGATCCCGCGCGTAGGATTTGGCGTCAATTGGTTCTTTTAGAAGATGCTATGATCGCTTATCGTGTTGTGCGCGCACCAGAACGCCGCATCTTTAAAATTGATGTAGGGAATATCCCTCCTCAGGACGTCGCACAATATATGGAAAAAGTGAAAACAGAAATGAAAAGGAACCAGCTTGTGGATGCATCGACGGGACGCGTCGACCTACGTTATAATCCTCTCTCTCTTGAGGAAGACTATTTTATTCCTATGAGGGGCGGAGTGGGATCTGACATTGCTTCGTTGCAAGGTGCGAGCAGCCTTAACGACATCGATGATGTTAAATATCTTCGTGATAAGTTGTTTGCAGCCATAAAAATCCCACAGGCATACTTAACTAATTTAGAGGGCGCAGACGAAGACAAGACTACATTGGCACAAAAAGATATTCGATTCTCTCGAACAATACAGAGACTTCAACGATCTTTTGTATCAGAGTTAGAAAAAATCGCGGTGGTACATTTATATACTTTAGGTTTCCGCGGCGACGATCTTTTAAACTTTACACTTTCACTCAATAATCCATCACGATTGGCGGAACTCCAACAATTAGAATATCTACGAACCAAGTTTGATACAGCCAATGCTGTCCCAGAGGGGACGTTCAGCAAGCGCTGGGTTTCTCACAACATCCTGGGCCTCTCGGATGATGAGTTCCTGAGGAACCAGAGAGAATCCTTCTACGATAGAAAATATCAGCAGGCCCTAGAAGCCGTCACTGAACAAGGCGCGGAAGATGCCATGGCCGGCGGCGAGGGCTTGGACGGCCTGGGTGGCGACGACCTAGGCGATCTAGGGGGCGGAGAATTGGAAGGCGGAGATCTCGGCGGCGAAGAGGGCGGCGGTGAAGACTCGGCGTTGCTTGCTGCTCCGGGCCGCGTTGAAGATATAAAAGAAGACGATGGGGATATCAGGACTTATGAAAAGAGTTCGTATGAAACTGTGCAATCACGCGGCGGCGACCAGCGTAAAAGCAGCGGCCCTATGCGTCGCCACATAAAAAATGTGGCGATCCCAGAGGCCCCCCGCGGCAAGTCGCGTCGTTCACGTACACCGCAAGGATATATAGCTGACGTACGATTTGGTCTAGAAGAACAAAAGCAGTCTATTTATAATAAGAATGAAATCAAAATGATCGAGAATACCCTGAGCGTACGCAGGCTTGTCGAGCAACTAGAGAAAAAAGAGGCAGAGGACAATGAAACATAACAAAAAGCGAAACACAGCATTTATTTATGAAGCTTTGACTCGGGAGCTTACTCAAGCTTTATTGTCTAAGAATGGTCCTCGCCGTGATCAGGTGGTGACAATCTTGAAGGAATATTTTAATTCTCGCGAGACACTCCATACGGAGCTTAAACTATATCAAGCTCTCCTGGAGACTTGTAATATTAAAAAAGAGATGGCCGAAAGGCTCATCCGAGAAGTTAAAAATGAGCATGAGCGTCTAGACGAAAATGCAATTTTTAATCGCCAGTCCCAGTTAATAGCTACGATTAATAAAACATTGGGGCCAGCAGTATGGAATATGTTCGTTCCTAATTTTAAATCTTTGGCCTCGATAAGTGCTATTTTTAACAGCAATACTGGGGTGAAGAAGAGAGTCTTGTTTGAACAGGCGCTTATAGACAAGATGAGCGCTAGCTATAACGCTCGGGAGCTGACTGAAATGAGGCCCCTAGACACACTGACTTATGCATCCTTTATTAAAAAGTTTAATCTGAAATATAGTGAAATTCTTCAAGAGCAAAAAGAGTTGTTAAATCGTTATATTACGAGCTTCGCTGATGATGGATTTGAATTGAGGCTGTATTTAAACGAGGAACTCTCGCGCCTTAAAGCATCGCTGGAAATGGTTATGTCGGACAAACCTGCGTCTCTGATAGAAACCAGGGCACAAGAAGTTAGAAAGTATCTTGAAGAGTTTCGCCATCGGGATTTTACGGAGCATGATCTCAATAGAATTTTAAAGACCCAACAACTAATCGAGGAGCTGCGAGATTATGATCAAAATTAAGATTGGCGGTCCGCAAGCTACGGTGGAACTTCAAGCTCGTCGAGCACTTGACGGCTCTCTTCTTATTATGGACCATAATAAAATTGATATCGCTGTCCAGCCGGAACAGATGAAGGTTGTGACATTCCCCAAAACCACTTCCACCGAGGACGTCTATGATTTTCAAAATCGTCTTTTTGAGCTGTTAGCCGATAAGGGCGTCGTCGATCGCAGCAGTATTCAGGGCGGCAACACCTATCGGTCGCTAGAGGCCCAGGTGCTCACCAGTGATCAAGTCAATGGCCTCCAAGCGGCGGTATACGTTATCGCCGAGTTTATTGATTATGAGGCCCAGCACGAACAGGCCGCCGATCAGTACGAGAAAGAACTAGAAGATATGTATACACACCCTTCCGATCGCGATTCCACCGAATACGGCGAAGTTCCACAGGGCGGCGAAAAGGGTTCCATGCGTCCCGGTTACTACTACTATCCATTAAGAAACCGATATTAAAATGGAGCTCCTACACTTTATACTTGCCGCGTACGGCATGACATTTATTATTATACACGGACATATCTTCAATAAGATACGCCCAGCATGCAAGTCGATGGGCGGCTTTGGTCGTTTGTTCCACTGCCATTTATGCATGGGATTTTGGGTGGGCGTCTTTCTTTGGGGCATAAGTCCATATACAGAACTATTTAGTTTTAGCAATCAGCCCATGACAGCATTCATGTGCGGTTGCATTAGTGCTGGAACATCATACTTTTTGAGTATGTTGGTCGAGGATTACGGGATCCGTGTGGTCCACAAAGGAGGTGAGCAATCATGAAAAAATGGATGATCCAACCAGTTCGACGATGCTGCTCGGGCAGTTGACTACTTTAAAGGAATAATATAATGGCACGCAGAAAAAATGTAAAAAGAATAGATCCAAGATATTTTATGGATGAAAAGGTCGACGCACCTCTGAACGAGGCCGGCGGAGGCGCAGGCGCTATTCCGCGCTTTTCGCCCCTTAGTTCGACGAAGCCAGGGGAGCGTATTGCGCCTCCGGGAT